CTAGTGCCCACTTATATACCTCGTTTGACTTGTTAATGACCTCGCGTTGTTTCATGTTCCATTGTTCAATCAAACGATCTGAACTGTTTCCTGACAGTCTCTCTCCACCTTTACCATAATCGTCTGACACGATATCAATAGAGTTCTGACGATTCTTAGGATCTTGCAATCGTGCCATCCTAGTAGAGAACCTTTCACTCTCCGCATATCGTTGACTGAATTCTTGAAATGAAAACGAACGATGACGAATAATCTGTCGAGAGATATCACGTGTTGTTGTGATCTCCATAGTGAGATGAACCATCTCCAGTGGTGACCAGTGATTCTCTCTAATCAAATAACGAACCAACTTACCCGCAGTCTTGGTGTTATTCTGATTAGTCGGATTACTTACCCGAGCCGCATATGCGACCAACTGTTCTGCGGTGAAACATCCTGTCTCTGCACTAGGTTGACTCAAACAAACCAAACTTACTCTACTCATTATCGCTCTCCTTGACAAATATGCCGTCTACCATTTTACCCTTACGATCTTTGATGTCGTGATATGCGACCTCCAGACAGTGTTCCAAGGGTAATCCGTTACGTTTACATATGTTAATTAATACCACCATGATATCACCAATATCGTCCGCGACATCTTTTCCCTTACATACATTGTCGGATAGTTCTCCGACTTCTTGTATTAATTTCAAGACTTGATCTTTATCAGTCGCACCATCGATCAGATTACGATCCACGTGCCATTGTTCGACCTTATCTATCAGTGTCTTCATCATCATACTCCACAATTTCTTCTTCGATCTCGATCTGTCCGTTGAGTTTCAAAAACTCAAACATTGTTGACGCACCTTCCTTGACACCTATGTAGTGTCCACAATAAAAACTTACTGCAAGTAAGAATGTGGATATCATAGTTAGTTCAAGTGCAGTAAATGGTATCTCCATTATTCACCCATCCTAAAGTTCTTAAAGTTTTCCGACTTCATTCTCTGACCAGCAGAACTGTTATCAAAGATTGGTTTGTCGTCCCATCCCTCATCTTCTTCCGTTTCACTCGACTGATCGCAATCGAATAACTTCATCTTAGATCGATCAACCCCGACCATGAATCTCTGATTATGTGTAGGATCGTTATATCTATTCTTCAACTGTTTGACCATGATCTTACCTTGTGCGTTAAGTTCATCATTCGCAATCAAGGCAAACATAAAGTCTGCGGTTGCGGGTAGACCAAATGATTCGGATGTATCTTCCAGACCAAGGTCATCATTACTGTAACCAGATCGAGTCGTCTGTGTCGCGGACACGATCGGAACATTGAACTCTACTGCAAGTCCACGTAACTCTTCTGCAATACTCTTGATATAAGAATAAGAATTGATCGCACCACCCATACCCTTCATACGAGAAGACGCACAGATATTTAGATAATCAATAAACACAATGTCGGGTACAAAGTTCTTCTTGAGTTTCAATTCATTCAGTAACGCACGGAAATGATTCGCATGTGCTTGACCTGTAGGATATTCCTTGATGATCAGTTTACCGTTGGTCTTGTCAGAGATCGCTTTCACTCTATCCGTGAACATGACCTTAGATAGATTCTCCAACTGGTCGATCGCAACGTCCATCAAGTTCGCATCAATACGTTCTGCGATTCTCTCTTCTGCCATCTCCATAGTAATGTATAGAACATTCTTGGAATCAGACAAAGCTGCACCCGCACAGTGACACATGAACAAAGACTTACCAACACCAGTACCCGCAAGTGCTATGTTAAGAGTCTTTTCGGTAGTCCACCCTTGGTGATCGAGTTGAAATATTCCAAGTCGAACGATAACCGTTCTTCTTCTTGGTGGTAGAACTCAAATCGTTCATCCACTGACTCGAAGTAGTCATGACCAATATTAGTATCGAACGATACACCCAGTGCCTTTGATAGTACATCGGGAATTGCATTTTTAGAAAGTACCTTATGTTTACCGTCTATAATTGTAATGGACTCCATGACCGCATTATAGACCGCACGATCCTGACACCACTTCTCAGTAGTATCTATCAACCAATCGAGGTTTTCTTGTTTAGTTTCAAAGATATTTGGTAATATTTCCATTGCGTGACGATAGACTTCATCGTTGAGTCTGTCACCTTGGTCTACCTCAATCTTGAATGCTTCCATAGTAGGAAGTTTGTTGTACTTTGCAATGAACAAAGTCAACTCTTTGAAGAGTCCTTTGTAGACTCCTTCGAAATAATCTGGTTCGAGAAAGGCTGCAACCTTTCTCATGTATTCATCGTTAGTCAGTAGATTCCGTAGAATCGTCTGTTCTAAATTTATCTCCATAGGTATCATCCATCTCAGCAGTAGTTAATGTGCCTTGAGAATATGACCGCTCTAGAATATCCTCAAGCATATCGGCAGCGTGTTCCTGTAGTGGAACATATGTGGTACTGAGTTCTGGATCTGGTGAAGAGATAATCTTGAAGTTGAACTTCAGACATTTCTCTTTACCATCAAAACTTACATTACCATAACGAATGACTGACTCTACGAAGTCACCTGTGAGAATACGTACATCCCACGCTTGTTCGTTGTCAGCGTCTGCGGGGATCAACTCATAGTCAACCCCCTCACTCACTTTATCAATGTTTATATCACGCATCGCCTTCGACCATTATATCAAATTCTACGTCAGAAGGCAAGCCTATTTTGTAACTTTTCTTTAAAAAGTCTGTGAAGTCAGTGGTCGCAAAGATTGGTTCCCAGAACTCACGTTCCAGAGTTTCCTTCTGACGGTATTTCTTTTCCTCACCGTCTCGTTGATACCAACCATTACTTGGTTTGACAACATATCCACCCGCAAGTGCAACGTCCAGTAGTCCTGAGTATTTCTCAACACCACCATCCCACGATACACTGATCGGAATCTTGGATTGTTCTTTGACGTAACGAGACTTGTCCACCTTGATTACAAAGTCATACCCTGTCACTTCAGTACCAGTCTTGTTTTGTCTACGACCAATGATCCAGATGTTGTCTGCGGAATAGTAGATACCTGTTCCACCAGAGACTACATCTTTAGGGAAGAGTCCAATCTCTTTGTAGGTATGGTTGATCGCAATCAATGGGATCTTCTTCATATTCAGATATGGAGTTACCATACGGAACAAAGACTTGAACGCTTTCGCACGAGACATATCCGCAACGGACTTCTCGTTCATTGCATCTTCTAGTTCCTTCTTAGATGCAAGGTTACCAACAGAATCGATCACCACGATGACATCATCGGTTGCGTCCAGATTCTCTAGTTGGTTGATGAGATCAAACTTCAGTTCTTCTACATCCTTGATCGGACAATGCAAGACACGGTTAGTATCTATACCAAACTGTTCAAAGTATGATTGCGGTGAACCAAACTCTGAATCGTAGAACAACAGAACTGAGTCTGGTCTCTTCTCAAGATACGCTCCCGCCATCAATAACGCAAACGATGTCTTAAAGTGTTTACTTGGCCCAGCAAGAACTGTCAACCCAGGCGTTACCCCACCATCAACAGAACCCGACAGTGCGACATTGATCATCGGCACATCGGTAGGAACCATGTCCACTTCTTGAAAGAACCTACTATCTTGAAGAACCGCAGTATCCTTAATCTTGGACTGCTTTCTCAATTTATCCATTACACTCATTCATCTTCTCCAAATGTTATATTATTTACTTTCTCACGGTCATCCTTCTCGTAGTCTTTACGATAACCGTTATTGATTCGTATGACTTCCTTTATCATATCGAAACAAACTTCTTCACCGTTTTCCTTCTGGTTCTCAGAGAACTTTAGGAAGGCAGCGATATCCTTCGGGAAACATGCACCACCGAATCCACGTTTACCATCATAGCCAGGCACACGTGTGTGTCCGATACCAACACGACTATCTGCACCCATAGCACGTGTAATTATATTGTAACTACACTGATACGCATTCACCAGATCATAGAACTGGTTAAAGAATGTTACCTTGGTTGCGAGATATGTGTTGATACCATACTTCACAAATGACGCCTCATGTGCAGACATACGATAGAACTCACGTGTAGAACACAATGAGAAGATATCATAGATCTGCATCAACTCGTTTGTTGCATCGTCCGATCCACCCACCACATGGAACTTCGCGTCTACAAATTGTTCCTGTGCAGATTTCTCTGTAAGGAACTCTGGATTGTAGACGAACCTGTTCGATGCTTCATCGGTCATACTATTGTATAGTCGATCAATTACATCTGGTGTGATTGTTGATTTGACAACAACAAGAGAGTTAGTGTGGTTCATGAGTTTGAGAACCGCATCTTCTACGATACTCGCATCAACCGTATGGTTCTCACTCATCGGAGTGGGAGCGCATACGAACACACAGTGTGCATCATAGTCTAACAGATCATCAATCGTAGTTCCATACTTAGGATCTACAATCTTAGTTTCCACCAACGGATTGGTGAACGCATAATCGACTGCACTACCTACGAACCCATGACCAACGATACCCAGACGAAATGGATTACCCACTCCTACTGGTGGTTCGTTTTTCTGTACAGGAACTTCAGTCGGTGACCGTCCCGCACGTTTAGGTTCTTCGGGTAGGTACTTGTCAAAATCATCTGCCATTATGATACTCCATATACCAATTATAAAAATTCTTCACACCGACATCAATCGGTGTTGTTGCTTTGTAACCTAGTGATTGAAGTTTCTCGGTGTTACTCCAAGTCTCTAGTGTGTCAGCGGGATGTCGAGGTGCAAGATTAATATCTGCCTCGTGTCCGACATTCTCCTCAATCGCCTTCACAAAGTCCTTGAGGTTTACCTGTTGACCGTATCCTATGTTAAAGATCTCGTTTGATGGGATAGTCTGGTCGTTGATCACGATCAAGATTCCATCAAGGATATCCTCCACATAGGTGAAGTCACGCTTCATATCCCCATAATTATACAGGTCTATGGGTAAATTGTCAAGCGTTTTTTTCGTAAATTGAAAAAGTGCCATATCTGGTCTTCCCCAAGGCCCGTAGACGGTAAAGAAACGGAGACCAACATTCTGTATACCAGATATGGCAAACTGGATTTCATTGATGTATTTCGTGTATGCGTATGCGTTCCTTTGTTTACCTGTAGGCAGACTCTCTGTCCATCCCTCTTTGGGAATAGGTGTCGATCCATATACAGATGAAGTAGACGCATAGACCACACGGATGTCTCTGTCCTTAACGATCTCGATAAGGTTTTGAGTTCCATCAATGTTGTTTGAGTGATAGTCTCTCTCCTTACCAAATGAGTCACGCACACCCGCATGTGCGGCTAGGTGAACTATTTGATCTGGTTGGAAACTATCGATGATTCTGAGTGTAGACTCATAGTCACGTAGATCACAGACCTTGATGTCTAACTTGAAGTGTTCTGTCCGATCCACTTTGAGTTGTGGATCATATAGATGATTGTTATAATTGTCAAGACCAAGAACCTCGTGTCCTTCTGATCTCAACCTATTCATTAACTGCGAACCGATAAACCCAGCCGCACCTGTTATTAATATTTTCATTTTACCGTCCTATCCGTTTCTATAAACATATTCCAACGCCCTGTCCGCTTCCTTTTGCAGTGGACGTGATTCATACCAATTACCAGTCTCCGCGTCAAACTGTTTGCACATATCTGCAATCTGATTCGCAGTGATTGGATACCCTTTACTTATAGCATGACCAGCGATCGCGACCATGATCTGATACATCTTGTGATACCATCCTGTTCCTGTAATAGTCCTATACTCAATCGCAAGGTTCTTGGGAAAGAATGGACAGTCATGATAACTAGTCCAACTAACGTCTGTGTTATTTAGTTGATTCTTACGATGTTCGATTACCGCCTTCTGCATCTCTGGTGGAAGACGATCCAAGAAAGTGTTTCCAGACTTTACCTCATACTTATGCTTGGCCATAAGTGAATCAGTATTAACAGGGTTCCCACTATGACTAAAGTAAAAGTTATTTGCGTTAGGATAGTCCGCAGGAACGTAATACATTCGAGCGAGATCCTTAGTCTGTGGATCTCCGATTTCTCCAAGTTCTTGATTGAGTGCGAACCAGAAGTGTTTGATTCGATCTTGCGGTATAGATTCGTCAAGGTCGAATACAAGACGAAACTTTGGTTGTTGAACAGACGAACTAGCTGTACTGTAACAAATAAAACTCCAATCACCAAACCTATTAACCAACTCATATCTTATACCCTCTATAGTGTTATCAGAAAACTCATAGTCATCAACATCAACAGCACACCAATTGCTCCAACAAGAAACAGATTTATTGCTACGTGTAGTACCTTCCTGAAACACAGCAGGAGTAATAAGAGGACTAGAGTTTCTACCACCTTTCTCACCTTTTTGTTTTGATAGTCCATACAAAAGATCATCGAATTCCTCCCATGTATCAACGGAGACTGTTCGATGAGTCTTATTGTCAAA